TTTCGACGGTTGAGACGTGACGGCATTGACGAACTCGACGTATTTTTGGGTGTCAACATTACTCATAGTTCTAATTCAAGTGGTTCTAGTTGGGATTCGGGGAGGATTTGTTGCATAGGAAGTTCCAAATTCAGAATTTGAATCCTTCAAATGATTTCTTAACATTGTGTTCTTCATTATTATACTCCTCATCCTGTCCACTGTCAAGGATGTCATCCTGTGCCTTTTGCTCACAATCATACAGTCTCATCTTGGCACGGTCAATACCTACAATGAATCTCTTAAAGATGGTCGGATCATTATATCGGTTCTTCAATTGTTTCACCATTATCTGACCAAGTTGTTCAAGTTCCTCAGTGCTAATAAGGGCAAACATAAGATCAGCAGTAGCAGGGAGACCAAAGGACTCCGAAGTGTCAGTAATGTCAACATCAGAGCTACCATAACCAGAACGAGTGGTCTGCGTGGCAGATACGATAGGGACGTTTGCCTCAACAGCCAATCCTCTAAGTTCTTCTGCAATAGCCTTAATATAGCTATATGAATTGACAGAAACACCTGACTTATACCTGCTGGAAGCACATATATTAAGGTAATCAATGAAAATAATATCAGGTCTAAATGACTTCTTAAGTGCAAGTTCATTAAGAAGTGCCTTAAAGTGTCCACTATGTGCAGAAGCAGTAGGATATTCTTTAATTATAAGAGACCCCTGAGTTTTTGCTGCTAGTTTTGTCACTTTATTTTCAAATGATGACCTAGGAAGATCCGTCAGATCCTGGATCGGGACGTTGAGAAGGTTGGCGTCAATTCGTTCAGCAATCTTCTCTTCTGCCATCTCCATTGTAATATAGAGAACGTTTCTCCCCTGGAGCAGCACGGAGCTAGCAACATGGCACATGAATAGAGACTTGCCGACACCTGTACCAGCAAGCGCGATGTTAAGAGTCTTGTTAGGTAAACCACCTTTCGTGATTTTGTTGAAATATTCGAGATCGAATTCAATTTTGTCCTCCTTACGGTGATAAGATTCGTATCTTTCTTCATAGTCTTGTAGGTAGTCATGTCCAATATGATTATCAAAAGAGACAGCAAGTGCCTCTGAGAGGATGCTAGGGATAGCATCACGATTTTTCTTTTCATCATTACCATCGGCAATGTGAATAGATTCCATCAATGCAAGATAAATGGCACGGTCACGACACCATTTTTCAGTGGTATCCAATAACCACTGACTCTCAACCAAAGAATTATGTAGGGAATTTACAATGTCTCTAGATTGTTTAATCTCTTCTTCAGTGAGATCTGTACGATTCTCAATCTCAATCTGAAGAGCTTCCTGAGTAATAGTAGAATTATATTTTACGATAAAATGAACTATCTCCTGAAAGATGGTCTTTTCTGTTTTAATTTCAAAAAAGTCTGGTTGTATAAAAGGAATTACTTTTCTTGCATAATCTTCATCAAAAACAAGATTTCTTAGGATTGTCGTTTCGATTCTTTCCATTTATTCAAATAATAATCACTTTCAGGTTCGGTAATAAGAGTCATTTTTCTTTTAAGAAATTCTTCTCCCTTATCAGTTTCTTTAAATCGTCTTTTCTTCTCATGCTCCATAACTGAACTCCTGCCGTGCTATCTTATCTAGTTTTTCCATGATTTCTTCAGTGAAGTATTCTTCAGGATCTTTTAAGATTGCCTTGGCATAGACTTTTTTACCGTTCATTTCGTATCGACCAGCAACGTTTTTCCAAAGTCCGCCAATCTCACCGAGTTCAAGAAGACCATAATATCGATCAAGACCACGCTCATCGTAATAAAGACGCACCGTAACATCCTTGTTCTCCTTGCTTAAACGCGACTTAGCAGTCTTTGCCTTGATAAGATTTCCGACAATTTCAGTTCCATCTTTTTCTTTTTTCTTAGACAGATAGATAATCGTAGACGCAGCATATTTGAGACCACTACCACCACCCATTTCTTTTGTAGGAACGTAAGAACCGATAACATCGTAGGTGTGATTTGTGACGATCATTGGAATGTTTGCCTGTCCCAGTTTCAGAGTGAGCATTCTGAAAGCACCTTTAATAAGTTGAGATTTGGTCATGTCTCTAACTTGTTTATCATTTAGTGCATCAGTAATCTCTTTCTCCGTGGAAAGCATCCCCAAAGAGTCTAGCACAAACATAAGAGGTTTGCGTTCATCTTCAGGTTTTTTTAGATATATATCTACTGCCTTAAGTGCCTTGCTACGAAACTCTTCAACAGTAACGACATTTACAACTACGGTTCTTTCAAGATCTACCCCACGACTTGCGAGTAGAGACTTATTAACAGCGGCTTCAGTGTCAAAATATAGACACATCCCATCAGGATTAGAATCCAAAAAGTTCTTGACGACAGCCAGGCTAAAGAAAGTTTTGCCAGTGCTAGACTCACCAGCAATGGCAGTAATCTTATTCCCAGATACACCGCCAAATATAGACCCTGAAACAAGTCCATTAAAAATATACGAACCTGTGTCCACATATGTTTCAGTTTCGTCAATATCTGCTGCGAGTTTTGTGTAGTCATCTCCAATCTCTTTTACTATATCTTTAAGGAAGTCCATTATGCAAAAAATAATTCTAGGTTTACAGTTTTTTCAACATTCCATCCAATGGCATCAAGAATTGCCTTGAGTGGTTCTACAAAACTCTTTTCAAATTGTAGGTCATAGTCAAGGTACTTGTCAAGACCAAGTTCTTTCGGAAAATCTTGAATGAACGAAATAACATTCTCTTGAATAATATTTGGTTTCTTAAGATAAATGAACTTAATCTTTTCACCATTATTGATGAGAGAATACTTATTAGTCAGTTTGTGCTCTTTTATATAATGGTTAAACAAAAGTGCTCCACGACAATGAATCGGTGTTCCCTTCACATAGATATCAGAATGAGATCTATATTTCACAACGTCAGATACTGAACGGGGGAATGCAATCTCTTCTGGTGGAAGTTTTTTAAACTCAACACGACAATTATCGATGAATTTAATGACATCATCTTCAGTACCGTTCATCATAAGTTTGAGACCATCTTTAATCATCTGACGACAAGGTGCCGGTGTAGATGATTTAACTGCCTCAATTCCCATCATCTTCAGTTTTGGTTCAGTATACTGAACACCCTCACTATTCCATACATTGAGAATATACCTTTTCTTTGCAGTCCAAATACCACGTTCGGCAATATTCTCACGTTTCATGATCATTTTTTGTTCATATGCCTGAACGTAATTCGCAAGGTCCGAATAAGATCGTTCGATGAATGGTTCCAACTTGTCCTGACAGATCTTGTCAAGTATCGAAACAATTGCTGTTTTATCGCCAGACTTACCACTAAAAAATTTATCAACAAGAGGTCCCATATTAAGATAGATGGAGTCAGTGTCAGATGCGATGACATAATCCTCCCCCTCTGTTTGTAAAAGTTTATTTAGGTAACCGTTCATACGATTTTCAATCCATCGAATTGAAACTTGACCCGAGAGAGTAATTGCTTCAGCATTTGCCAGTTTATAATACCTAAAATACTGATTACCAATAGCACCATATGCAGAGTTGAGCTGAATCTTTCGTGCCATCTGGATATTGTTACACCTGGCAATTTCTTTTTCCAATGCCTTCGTCGGAGTTTTTTCATAATCTTGTTTTGCCTGAAGCATTTTCTTTTTATAGATGGTGCGATCTTTATAGATCTTCTCCATCAGTTCTGGCAAGAATCCACGAACATCTTTTCGGTACATTGCACCATTGGCACATACCGCATTGTCCTTGTACAACTCAAACGTTAGTTCTTCATTAAGTATTTTATCAACTGTGGCGGAAGGATGTTTTTCCTCAAGTAATGTCTCCGGGGAGATATTATACTGCATGATAAGGTGAGGATACAGACTATTGAGGTCAAAACTAACCACCCAATCATACTTTCCCGGAATCGGTTCCTTGACATATGCTCCAGCGTATTTGGAATCTTTGTCAGAACGTTCCTTGGGAGGAATCACAATGTTTCTCTTCTTCAGATAGTTGTAGATGATTGTATCCCACATACGAACTTGTGAGAAGACATCGGCATAATTTGCCTTGGCATCATATGCCATGGTAATTGCAAGTTCAATCAGTTTCATCTTGTCTTCCAGACGGTCAACAAGTTCCACGTCAATGATGTTGTACTCTACAAATTTCTGCCAACCATTGGTATAGAAATCCTTAAAAGTATCAAACTCGGAGTGATCAAGTTTCTTTTGTCCCAGTTCAATACTAGCAATATAATCCAAACGATAGGATTCTTGTGCCTTATAAGTAAACTTCTTATAAAGATTCAGATAGTCAAGTTGAGTGACACCACCAATATCGTATGCAATATTCTTTCTGCCCACAATATAAATCTCACGCTCAGTCACAAGTCCCCATGGAGAGAGTCTCTTCATGAGTTTCTCACCGAGAATACGATCAATACGTCGAACCAGATAAGGAATATCGTACAGTTCACTGTTCCAACCAGTAATGACTTCAGGTGTATTACCCTCAATCATCCACCAGTTGATAAAATCCGTCAACAGTTCATATTCTGTACGGAATCCTTTATAGATAACGTTCTCTTGTTTATTTAGAAATTGACCTCTACCCCAAGTACGAATTTGTTTCGTAGAGTAATCTTGAATCGTAATGAGGAGAACTTCTTCAGCAGCAGATTCTACATCTGGGAATCCATTCTCTGATGCAACCTCAATATCAATGGTGGCAATCTTAATCTTATTAGTATCGAATTTAATCTCTTCTTCTGGATACATCTCAGAAATATACTGATAGATGTACCGATCGTTCCCATAGATCTTGAAGTTATCTACACCATCATAACGCTTGATAAACTCCCGGCAATCACGGACAGTTCCTGGTTCGACTGACTCTACATACTCACCATTAAGTGTTTGGTATTTTGTTTTTTTATTTGACTCAACAAAAAGAGTCGGGTAAAACTTCTCTCGGGTTGCGAAATGACGACCATTTTCATAACCTCGGACCAAGAAGTGATCCCCGACCATTTGAACATTAGTATAAAAACGCATTATGCAATAGCTGCTAGATACTCATCAATAAGTTTACCGTTTGGTTCTACAAAAGTTAGAACGTCTGCTGATCGAATCAGAATTTCCGTTTGATTAGTAAATGTTAACCAGGGTTCAATTCTTTCCCTCGCATCAGTATCAGTATTAATACCAAGAACAATTCGATAAGGATTGATAACTTTACAGTCTGGTTCTCCAATTTCACCAAATAATTCTTGAACTTCACCAATCAGAACTTTGTCATCTCTGAGTAAGATGCATTGTATATTTTTTTCCATGGTTTTAGTTTTCTCCAACTAGTATAACAATAAAAAAGGGAGGTGTCAACTGGATTGTGCCAGTTACCTCCCCGTCTGCGACGACGATATTCTCTATTATTTAGAGATAATCTTTCCGTTGATGATGTTCTGGAACAATTTTACCGAGTGTAATGCTCAGTAACCCATCCTCAAAAGCAACTGATCTAACTTCCGTTTCATCTGAGAGGGTCCAAGATCTGGTGAAAGATCTCTGAGCCACTCCTCGGTGGACATATTCTGTTCCAGTCTCTTTGTCTTCTTTTTGTCCTTCGACAAAGAGTTTACCGTCCTGTGTGTAGACATAAACTTCTTTCTTTTTGAATCCTGCTAGTGCTAGTTCTAGTCTCGATTCTACGTTGCTAACCGTGACCAGGTTGTATGGAGGATAGTTGCTTGTTGTCTCATGCAGCGTCGTGAGACGGTCAAAGTAATCTTCCATACCAATGCTGTTTCTATTTATAAGATCTAGAAACTGATTCAAATTGGCAGCGTTATACTTCATTAGGTTTCCCATTGTACTTCTCCTTTTAAAGCGAGATTTGATTGTGTGGACCCCGAAGGCATCCATAAGTATATATTAGCACAGAACATAAAAAAGGGGGTGTTGCAACCCCTACATTTTTATTCGGTTTCCTCTGTACGTTTCTTTTTAGAACCAATATTATACTTGGTCTCAAGGATCCAGTCTTGCTTATCCTTGTATGCCAAAACCTTGATTTGATTCAAGGGAGCAATATCTTGAATTTTTTCTACATCAACAATGCTAATAAGACCCCAATCAGCAAGAAGTTGAGCAATACGGTTACGACGCTGGATGTCGTTCTGTGTGAGATTCGCATGTTTGCCATCCAATGCAAACAACTCTTTAAAATGAACTAAAAAATATCTACCTTGCTTGTGCAGAATATGGCAAGACTGATAGATCTTCTTTTCTTTCCTTGAAGCTACCCCAATACGAGTCAGAGTTTCACGAACTTTTAAAAAGTCATCGGGTTCGTTAAGGACAATTTCTACCATTTGTTCCGGCATCCATGTCACTTCAGGTTCTCTAACCACACTCATGTTTTTCCTCCAGTTTCAAATTTCGATTTAATAAAATTGATTTGTTCTTGTGTGAGAATTTTCAAAGCCTGCTTTGCCTTTTCATTACTATAACCATAATATCTCTTGACATAATCAAGGTCTTTGATCTTATCTTGTCGGAGCCAGGGAGAAAATCTCTTCTTTTTCCTAACGATATTTATAAGAAAATCATATTGAAGTTTCTTGGGAAGAAAGTGATACTTATTCATTTCGTTAGAGAACATTAAAGTATCAATGTGTCCAGAAAAACAACGATTAACAATGTAAGGAGGATATTCTTTTTCAGTAGAGGGATCTTCATCAATCAGATGATTCTTTGTCTGATTGATAGAATTAAGCCAATCTTTCAGTTCCATTGTTCTTCAATCGGAGTTTGTGGAGTAAGAGAATAATTCGTAACTAAAAGTTCTGTTTTCACATTATCTTGAGTATTCTTATCACCCCTATGAACCATGGAATACCTCAACTTCCAATACTCAAG